CCGCTGGGCCGCACCCTGATCGTCGACCGCCCGCACGTACTCACGGACGCCCTTCGCCCCCGCGTCGTACAGGACCCCGGCGGCGCGCACGGCGTCGGACCCGAAGATCGTGGCCATCGCGGCGTTGCGCTGCTCCGGCGTGAGGTCCTTCAGCGCGTTCTGCAGCGACCCGGCGAACTCCTCGAGGCCCACGAACCCGCCCTGGGCGTCGTAGGCGGCGATGCCGAGGTTCTCCATCTCGGTGCGGGCCTCGTCGGACTGCGGCGTGAGGCGCTGCAGCATCGTCTTGAGCGATGTGCCGGCGTCGGAGCCGACGAGCGCCTGGTCGGAGAACAGGGCCAGGGCGCCGACGGTTTCTTCGAGGGAGAGGCCGGTCTGCTTCGCGACGAGGGCCCCCTGGCGGAGCGCGAGGCCGAGGTCGGAGACGTCGGCGGCGGACTTGTTCGCGCCGGCGGCGAGGACGTCGGCGACGTGGGAAGCCTGGGAGCCGTCGAGGCGGAACACGTTGAGGGCCTGGGCGGTGACCACCGCGGCGTCGGACAGCTCGAGCTGCCCGGCCGACGCCAAGTTCAACGCCCCGGTCAGGCCCCCCGACAGGATGTCGGTCACCGACAGGCCCGCCTTCGCGAGCTCCGCCTCCGCCCGAGCCGCCTCGGTCGCCGAGAACACCGTCGCCTGCCCGGCCTTGATCGCCGCGACCCGCAACCGCTCCTGCGCCTCCGAACCCGCATCCGAGACCGCGGCGACGCCGGACATCGCCTGCTCGAACTCCATGCCCGCATGCACCGCGAACCCGAGCCCCGCCAGGACCGCACCACCTGCGATCAGCGCGGTGCGGCCGACCTTGGTCAGGTTCCGGTCGTACTCCTCCGACCGGCGCGCCGCAGACCCTTGCGCGTTGCCGGCCTCGTCGACCCGACGGCCGAACTCACGCAGCTCCCGAGCCGACTCGTCCGCACCGACGACACTGACTTCCGCCTCGAGGTCGGAGAGAGACGAACCCATCAACCCCTCCTCTGGCGTTCAGCGACGTCGCGTGCGGTCGCGTTCTCGGCCCACTCGGCTGCGAGTGCCACCTCGCCCCACAGGGCGTTGTCGACGGAAGGGTGCAGCTCCCACGGGGGAACGCCCATGTAGCGGGCGGCCCGAATCGCCGGGTACCAGTCGGGCAGCTCGCCCATCCGGCCCTCGGTGTTCAACCAGCGTCGGAGCTGCTTGCGGCTTCCCCCAGGCCGTTGTCCTGGGCAACGTGATGGAAGATGGCCTTGAGGACCGGGTACGGCACCTGGCTCAAGCCTTCTTCGGTGATCGGGACCGGCTGGTCGTCGTCGTCGACGATGTCCCACGAGTCGACCCAGCGGACCAGGTTGTCGATGACGACGAGGGAGAACTCCTCGTTGACCTTCGCCGGGGTGCGCTCCGACATCCGGTACGTGACCGAGATCGTGAGCGACCCGAACGGCACCTTGATCGTGCGGAGACCGCTCGTGATCTCCGACAGGCGCACACCTGCCATCAGAGGGCGCTCACCTTGTTCGTCAGCGCCCACGACTGCGCCTTCGCCCACGTGGCGTCGTGGACCACGTTGAAGGTCCACTCCATCGCGTAGACGCCGTCCTCGTCGCGGAACTCCGACGGCTCCGTCGCGACCTGCAGGGCGAAGTCGGCGAGGAGCGTGTACGGCTCGCTGGTGCCGGCCTCCTGGTCGGAGATCGCCTCGATGCGACAGAACCGGCTGGTCCCGTCGCGCATCGGGGTGAGGAGCCCGATGCCCGCGGCGTCGGCCTCGAGGAGCAGCTTCACCTGGGCCTGCACCGGCAGCTCGACGGGCACCGCCCAGGAGTCCTGCGCGGCGTCGACGACCCACAGCGGGCCCCGGACGCCCTTGATGTCGATCCCCCACTTGAGGACCCGGGTGAGCTTGGTGGTGCCGAGGTCACCGGAGTCCGGGTCGAGGTAGATCGACACGTCCTTGGGGAGGATCGGGATCTGCTCGAGCGACGTCGGCGAGCTCGTGAGCGTGATCCCGGTCGCGATCTCCTGGCCGAGGAGCATCCCCGACAGCTCGACGTTGTCGCGGTCACCGGAGAGCGACAGGTCGGTGACGATCCCGTAGGTGATCTTCTCGGCCTGCACCGCGGAGCCACGCTCGACGGTGAGGGTCTTGATGGTGTCCTCCCCCGTCGACGACGGGGCGAGCGTCTGGGTGTACGCGGTCGTCGCGCCTTCCTGGACCGGCGCCGCGTACTTGATGATCGTCGAGAGGAGGTACCCGAGCTCGCTGTAGGTCGCCTCCCCCGAGATCTTCGACGTCGACCATTCCTTCCCGAGGGCGTGCACCGTCGGGTACTTGTTCCCGAGGGGCCGGAACGAGTCGATGTTGGCCTTCACCGCCGGGTCGATCGAGATCGACGGCAGCTTCTTGCCGGCGGCGACGGCGGTGCCCGGGGTGGACTCGATGCCGACCTGGACGACCTGGGTGACTGTGGTGCGTTCGTTCACGGGGGGCTCCTTCTACGAGTCGATCCCCGGCTCGAAGACCGGGGATCGTGGGAGTCGGGGTTCGTGATCTCTGGTGATGCCGGCGGCATCAGCGGACTGGGTCAGGGGGCCGACGGGGGCACCTGGCAGAGGATCCGGTACTGGCCGCCGAGGTGGCGGTAGTCGGTCCCCTCGTCGTTCTCCGACAGGCGGAACGGAGCGTCGCGGGTCGACGAGAAGATGATCCCGTCGTCGGCGGTGCCCGAGGCCCGGTGGAGGAGCACGTCGAGGCGGTCGGCGATCGCCGAGTCGTACTCGCGGGCCTGCGCGACGCCGGCGACGAGCCAGAGGCCCGAGTGCAGGATCCGGTGCGCCTTCTGGCCTTCGACGTCGACACCGCCGAGGTACCCGAACCGCACGAACGGGTAGCCGGCGCCGGCGGGGGCTTCGTCCTTGTAGACGCCGTCGAGATACCCGGCGCCGGTCGCGAGGAGCGCGACGAGCGTGGCGTCGCCGGTCAGGGTGGCGTGCAGCCAGGCGTCGACGCGTGTCGTCTCGTCCGGCATCGGTCAGCCTCGCATCGTGAACGCGCGTCGGACCCGCTCGAGGAACCGGGGGCGGGCCGTCTCGATCTCGGGAGTCAGCATCGGCTGCGCGGACATCTTGTGCGTCCCGTACTCGTGATGGATCGCGTACGTCACCGGGTTGCCGATCAGGTGCCGGAACCGGCCGATGACCCGCACGGTCCAGCCGCGCCGCATCGTCCCCGTCTTCACCCGCGACCGTCGCGCCGCACCGGAATGCACCTCGAACGACGTGGTCGCGACCGCCTGCGCGCAGCCGGCCTCGACGTGACCAGCGAGACGATCCCAGTTGTTCGTCTTCACCCGCATGCGGATCATGCGCGACGCTGCGCGAGGACCCGCAGCTCGCCGTCGTAGGACTGCGGGCCGGTCACCGCGAGGACCTGGAAGACGACCGTCGCGTCGTCGTCGTCGTGGACGGTGTCCACCGCGGTGACGTCGGTGCCGAGCGGGAACGCGAGCTCCCACTCGACGACGCTGGTCGCCCGGTCCCCCCGGGTCGCTTCGGCACCCTGGTTCTCCTTGACGGAAGCCCGGTAGGCGACACCAGCCACAACAGTGGTGGGTGACCCAGCCGACTGGCCGCCCTTCCCGGACGCCGAGAGCGCGGGCCGCTTGATCGTGGCGCTGCCGGGCATCGCCGCGTCGAGGATCCCGGCGGTGCTCGTCGCCCGGCCGGGGTGCACTACCCGCGTCCCAGGGCGCGGCATCAGGCGCCTCGGAGCAGCTCGTTGGTGAGCCGCTGCCGGTACGAGAACGGATCCACGACGAGCTCGGCGATCTCGAGGCCGCCGTCGTCGAGGGTGGCGTCGTCGTCGGCCTGGCCGCGCAGCATCTCGGCGTGCTTGTGGAGCGCGTCGGCGAGCTTGGCACCGTCGGTGGTGATGTCGACGGTGCGGAGCACCTTCTGGACCAGGGCCTCGTTGGAGGCGATCGTGTCGAGCGCCTGCGCCGCCGCGCGCCGCACGTTCGCGCCTTCCAGGGCGAGGAACGCGTCGATCTCCGCGTCGGTGAACACCTGGTTCGCCGCGGTGGCGGTGTCAGTGTCGGAGATGAGGAGCCGCACCTGCCCGCGTTCGGTCGCGACGTCGTAGGTGAACGCCATGTGGTGAGCCTCCTCGGTCAGACGTTCAGGCCCCCGGCCAACCCGTCAGGGCTGGGACCGGGGGCCCGTCCGCCGCACCCGCTGTGCGAACGCCCGTCCCCTGGGGTCAGGATCCGGAACCGTTGGACGCCACCGCCATCTTCGGGTCCATGACGGTCCCGCCGATCACGTGACGCACCTTGTACTCGATGGCGTCGGTCTCGAAGTCGCCGTCGAGGGCACCGGCCGTGCCGCCACCGACCCGGGTGGCGTTCGGGGCCTTCATGAACACCTCGGGCTCGGTGTGGCCCCGCAGGAACCCGACCTCGATCGCGGGACGCCCGTCCGCCGGGTCGGCGAACAGGAACCACGAGGTGCTCCCGTTCGCGCTGGTCGCGATGAGCGGGATGTACGGGTTCACGTGGAGCGTGACGACGTTCTTCATCCAGTTCGCTGCACGCAGCTTCTGGTTCGACGTCCCACCGGCCTCGGCCGCCTCGATCTCGAGGGCGTTGAGGATGTTCTGCGCGGTGACCGCCAACGCCGGCGGCACCACCAGGTGCACGGCGTCGATGAGGATCGGCTCCCCGTCGGTGTCGACCTGCGCGGCCAGCACCGTGAACGCCGTCTGCAGCGCCGCGATCGACAGCACCGGGTTCGACGTCACGACGTTGGCGTTGCCGCCGGTGAAGAACGTCCCGAGCGGCCCCGACGCGCCGACGAACAGGCCGGTCGCGAAGCGCTCCTCGGTGCGACGCGACGCACGCCCGAACCGCTGCGGGATGTCCCGCAGGGCGTCGAGGTCGTCGTTGATCATCGTCTCCCACAGGAACGGCATCTTGCGGCCGTACTTCTTCACCGCGTACGAGTACTCGGAGTCGGCGACCGACGCCTCCGGGTACTCGGCACCCTGGTTCACGACCGAGAGGACGCCCTCACCGCCGTCGACGGCGAAGCGCTTCACGGTCCGGAAGTCCCGCACCTGCTTCACCGCGCAGTACGCCCGGAACGTCTGCGGCGTCTCCCGGTAGGAGCCGAGCAGCATCCGGTCGATGACGTCGCCGAACAGCTGCGGGAAGTCGCTCGTGGAGAGCGCCTCCTGCAGGTGGTAGGCGGGCCGGCGCCCGGCGAGGATGTCCGCGACGAACCGGCGGGCCTCCCCGAGCTCCTGCTCGGAGTAGCGGCCCGCACGGCCGCCGGTGCGGACACCGGTGCCGTCACCGTTGGAGAAGAGCCGGGTGACCGACGCGTCCTGCGCGGTCATCGACTCGATCATGTCGAGGAACTCGGCCATCGCTGGCACTCCTTCTTGGGGGTGGTGAGGTCGAGGACCTCGGACGTTGGAACAGACGGTGGATCAGGTCTTGTCGATGACCAGGAAGATCAGCTGGTCGTTGCTGCGGTCCACCGGGTTCCCGGACGTGATCTCGTTGGCTCCGGTCACCGTGTAGTCCGAGGCGGGCAGCACGGCGATCGTCGCCACCGACGCCGCGGTGGACAGGAACAGCACTCCGGCGACCTCGTCGCCGACGGCGACACCGGTGACGGTGTAGGTCGCGTCGCTGGTCTCGTCGTTCGCGGCGACGGAGTACAGGTCGAGGATCCCGGCAGCCAGCTTGGGGCCGGTGACCGACCCGTCGATGAGCTGCGCGGCCCCGATCAGCGCCGAGCCGAGCTCGGCGGTCCCACCGGGACCGGAGACGACGACGAGCACCTGGATCGTCGCGGTGGCACCCGAGGACACGGCCTCGAGCGCGTAGCCGACGAAGTACCCGGCGTTCTTCTTCGACACCTTCGGCGTGTCGCCGTCGACGTAGTACAGGGCGTCACCCGCGGCGACCGCCGAGTTGCCCTCGTCGTTGACGCCCTTCACCGACAGGTCGTACACCGCCGGGCCGAGGTCGACGGTGGTGGTGCCGTCGGCCCGCTCGTCGGTGATCGCGACGCCGGTCAGGATCCCGATGCGCACCGGGTCACCGGACGCGGGGGTCGTCGGGTTCGAGCAGGTGACGGACAGGTAGCGGCCGTCCTTGAAGACACGGTTGGTGGCCATGCGTTGGTGCTCCTTCGATCAGCGGCACGACCTAGGCGTGCCCAAGGGGGGTGTTCAGGGACGGGTGGATCAGCGGCCGCGGACGGCGGCCTTGGCCTCCGCCTCGGACAGGCCGAGGTCCTGGAAGTCGGCGATGGCCTTGGCCTCGGCGACCTTCTGGTCCTCCTCGGAGGCCTGGCCGCCGGGGGTGGTGCCGTCACCGAGGTTGCGGACCGTGCCCGACTCGCCCAGCGACGCCAGGTAGGTCTGCTCGGCCTTCACGGCCTCCGCGACTCGGGTGCTCAGCGTCGCCCGGTCGAGCTGGCCGTCGCCGGTCACGGGCGGGGTCGCCGCCACACCGGCGAGGCTCTCGAGCAGCCGGGCCTTGGTGACGTCGGGCAGCTTCACCTGGTCGTCGAGCAGGGCGAGGCCGACGTGGTCGCGGGCCTCGCGTAGGAGCCGCTGCTCGCGTTCGCGGTCCCGGTCGGCGGCCGCGAGTGAGCCGAGCGCCCGGGCCTCCTCGAGCTCGCGGGTCGCCTCCTCGATCGTCTTGCTGGTGTCGTTCGGGCCCACGGTGGGCTCCTTTCGTGTTGGCCGCCCGCGGGCGGACTCGAACATCTGCACGATCTCTCCACCGGCCCCGGGGGCGGTGACGAAGTCCACGGAGCGTCCCTGCACGATCCGTTCGATGATCTGGCCGTCGCGTCCGTCGCGGGAGCCGTGGTGGGCCTGGCCGGTCGCGCGGATCGAGACGCCGATGTGGGGGGCGAGCTCGTCGACGACGCCCCGGTAGCCCTCGAAGACCTGGGCGTCGGCGTAGAGGCCGGGGCCTTCGGGGCCGTCGTCGTCCCAGCGGGCGTCGGAGACGAGGTTCCCGGCGAGGTCACGCAGTGACCGTTCGGGGCGTTCGGACTCCTCGCTGGCGGTCGGGTGGTCCCAGTACATGTGGGTCCCGGCCGGGAAGGCGGTGGCGCCGTCGCGGATGAGGACGTCGCGGGGGTAGTAGCGCTGCCCGGAGGCGTTCCAGCCGTCCTCGATGAGCTTGATGGGGACAGTGCCGTCGCGCCGGACGGTGGCTTCGACGAGGGGGATGCAGGCGCCGATCACGTCGGCGTGGGACTCGTCGGCCGCCGCCGGTGCCGGCGCCGGTGCCGGTGCGGTGGCGGGGCTGGCGGCCGGTTCGGGCTTCGGCTTGTAGTCGGTCTGCGCGACGACCTCGAACGCGTCGCCGTCGAGGGCCACGACGTCGTCGGTGACCGTGTAGCCGATCTGGAACAGGCCGGGGTTGTCGACGTCCTTGCCGGTGATCTCGTAGACCGCCCAGTCGTCACCGACGTCGCGGACCCACACCCAGCGGCTGTCGGTCTCACCGCCGACGTACTCGTCGACGAGGGACCGCAGCTGGTCGCGGATGTCGTTGTGGCTGAGCGCCTCGACGATCGGCGTGGTCATCGGTCGATCTCCTCGGGGGTTGGGCGACGAACGCGCCGGATCGTGGTGCAACGGCACCCCGGGTGGCCGAGCGGCCCGGAGAACCCGTTGATGAACGTCTCGGTGTGCCCGATCCAGGACTGCCCGGCGGCAGCAGTGCAGATCGGGCAGACCCGTTCGTCGCCGACGATCAGCCACGCCTTCTCGAGCACGACGCCTTGGGCGACGAGGTCCTGGGCGACGACCCAGGAGGCGTGTTCGTAGGCGTCGCCGATCTCGGTGACGGCGACGAGCTCGGCCCGGTTCCGGATGTGCGCGAGCGGGGAGCGGGCGGAGAACCCGTCGAACTGGCCGCGGATCGCACGGGCGGTCTCGGCGTAGGTCCAGTTGTTCTCGGCGGCGGTGGTGAGCAGGTTGCGGAGCCGCCGGCGGGTGACGTCGTCGATGCGGGCGACCCGGGCGGCGCCACGCCCGGCGAGGAACTCCGTCGCGGCGGGCAGATCGATGTTGAACGCGGTGTCGACCCCCAGGTCGAGGAGGGCGTGGCGGGCCCCGGACTCGAACGCCCGGGCCGACACGACGTCGATGACCGCGACGAGGGTCCCGTCGGGTCGCACCGCGGTGACGACCGGCTCGAGCTCGTCAGGGTCGATCGCTTCTTGGAACAGGCGCCGGTTGACAGGCTGGTCGAACAGGTGCGACCGGCGGGTCAGCGCGTCGAGGGCGTCGCGTTGCTGGTGCCGCCAGGTGCGGCGCAGCTGCGCGCGGAGCATCCGCTCGAGGCCGAGCACCGCCCGCAGCTTGCGGGCCGCACGGGTGGCGTGGACGACGCTGTCGATCGCGTCGACCAGCACGTCACTCACCCCGTGCGCCGCTCGGTGAGGACCTCCCGAAGATCCGCGAGCGCCTCGGTGAACCGTTCCTGCGCCGCGACGGCCGCCTCGTCATCACCGACCTGGGAGGCAGCGTCGGCGTCGAGGTCGGCGGCGAGCTCGTCGACCAGCTCGTCGACGTCGTCGACCCCGAGGGCGGTGAGGAGCAGCCGGACGAGGGTGCGGTTGTCGACCGTCCCGGCGTTCGGCTTCCCGTCGAGCGTCGCGGCCTTCACGATCGCCTCGATGGTCGCCCCGGCCTCGGATTCGAGGATCGGCGGGAACGAGATCTCGACGCTGGGGTCGAGGTCGCCGTCGAGGCGGATGGTCTCGATGCCGTCGGCATCGATCTCCACGAGCCCCGAGAGGCGCCCGTTGGTGGCCTCGACGTGGGAGCGGATCACGATCCAGGCGAAGTCGGCCAGGATCTCGGTCCACATGCCTTGGCGGTCGAGCATCGCCAGCTCGGTCGGCCGGTCCAGGGTCTTCGACGTCGCGAAGTTCCCCTGGTCGACGTCGCCGGACAGGATCGTGTCGGGGACGTCCATCGACGCGGCGACCATGAGCCGGAGCTGCTTGCCGTCCTCGGCTGAGGTCGTCGCCCCGGTCTTGGGGATCGGCGCCAGGTCCGTCGACTCGTCGAGGACCGCGGCCGCACCGGCCGGTGGTGGCGGGTTCGTCTCGGCCGAGTCGCGCCCGAGTGTCGTCCCGAGCTTCTGGTGGGTCGCGGAGACCTTCCGGCCCTTCGTCGTCGCCTTCCACGCGAACTTCGACAGCGACCGGACCAGCGTCGCCCAGTCCTCGAGGAACATCTTGTAGGCCCGGGCCCAGTCGAGCGCGGCGTAGGTCTCGGGGACCCCGAAGCGCATGCCGGACAGGCCCCCGACCCGCACGTGGTAGACGGGCGCGTCCCACTCGACCGTCAGCCCCGCGTACGTCGCCGGGCGCACCTTCGGGCGGTACCGCCAGTCGGGATGCAACGTCTTGCGGATCCCGGACTCGACCGTGCCCCCGAAGCGTGACGGGGTCGGGGTCGTCCAGTGCCGCTCGTAGAACCACGGCTCGGCCCGGTCGTCGGGGTTGGTGTGGATGTCGACGACCTCGTCGACGTGGATCGACCGGACCCGCACATGGCCGGTCACCCGGTTCGAGAAGAACGTGAAGAACAGGTTCCCGTCGACCTGCAGGTCGACGTCCTTGCGGCGCCGGGAGGCGTGGCCGAACATCTCGGCCCGGTTGCCGCGGTCGTCCAGGAACCGCTGCAGCACCGCGTTGACCTCGACGGTCGGCGCCGAGATCTGCACGCCCTGCGCCCACGTGTAGTACGTGCGGACGTTCACGCCGCGCTGCACCAACGGGTTCTTCAGCCACATCAGGCGGCTCAGCGCGCAGATCCGCTTGAGGCCATCGCGGGTGAACTCGCGTTCACCGTCGAGACCGAGCCGGGTCCAGCCTTCGTCTTCGATCGCGAGCTCGAGCTCGGCGAGACGCTCGTAGAGCAGCTCGACGGTGTCGGCATGCTGGCCGAGCGACTCGCGCAGCTCGGCCTCACGGTCATCGCCAGCAGTGTCGGCAGCGCGACGGTTGAGGACACTCCACCGGGGGGCCATGTGCGCGGGTGCCTCCTCAGTAGGGCGAGATGCCTCCGTCGTCGATGCTCGGGTCGAGGTCTTCGGCGGTGACGATGGTGTCGACCTCGACCTTCGGGGTGAACAGGGCGAGGAGGTAGGCGTCGGCGTCGTCGGGGCTGCGCCCGATGCGCTTGCGGGTCTCGGCCTTCTTCTCGACCTTGATGCGCCCGCCGGTGCCGATGCCGTAGTGGGGGGCGATGAGCTGGGCGACGAGGTCGTCGGCGTCTTCGGCGTCGGCCAGGTCGACGGCGCCGTCCTGGGCGAGCTCGCGGCCGATCTCCCACCAGATCTGGTCGCGGAGGTTCACGAACCGGGTCGGGTCGTAGGCGCCTTCCCCGACGTTGACGCCGTGGATCGTGGCGCCGTGGAGGCCTTCGGTGCGGTCTCGGTTGAGCCAGCCGACCAGCATCCAGCCGATCCCGATCGCGTCGACCTTCACTGCGGTGGCGCCGGATTCGATGATGGCGGCGAGGACGACGTCGTGGACCTCTTCGGGGCGACGCGAGTGGGTGCGCCAGACTCGGCCGACCTTGGCGCCGTGACGTTCCCGGATGCTGGTGAAGTCGCCGCCGGCGCCGACGTCGACACCGAGCTCGACGGGTTCGAGCTGGCCGGGCGCCCAGTCCTTCGGGACCCGACAGCGTGACAGCATCGAGAGTTGCACGACACCGTCGTCGGATTCCTCGGGGAAGCGGCCTCGGACCTTCGCGATGAACAGCGGTGACGTCTCACCCCAGCGGTCCTTGCGTTCCTCGACCCACACGGGTGAGAGGAGCAGCGGGCCGAGCTGGTCGGGGATCGTCTCGCCGGTGAAGTTCGGGGAGTCGTACCCGTCGATGTGGATGACGTTCCACCCGGAGGCCGGCTTGCAGATGTCGGCGAAGTGCGACGCCGGGTCGTCGGGGTTGCCGATCGCGAGCACCCGGGAGTACTCGTTGGTGACGAGGGAGTCGACGGCGTCGAAGATCGTCTTGGGGACGCCGCAGGCTTCGTCGATGATGACGAGGACGTAGCGGGCGTGGATGCCTTGGAACGCGGCGGGGTCGGTGTCGGAGGGCTTGCGGCCGTAGCCGACGATCTCGTCGTCGATCCACCACTCGGTCTGGTTGATGCGGCCGCGCAGCTTGCCCTTGCGGTGCGCTCGGCCGATCTCGCGCCAGAGGATGGCGCGGACCTGCGCGAATGAGGGGGCGGTGGAGACGACGAACGCCTCGCCGGGCGGGTGGTTTTCGAGCCACCAGGCGGCGATGGTGCCGGCGGCGAAGGACTTCCCGACGTCGTGGCAGGACGGCACCGCGGTGTAGCGGTGGTCGCGGACCGACTCGAGGACCGCTCGTTGCTTCGACCAGAGGAAAGTGTCGAGCCGGTCGTGGGCCCAGGTGACGGGGTCGCGTCGGTACCGGTGGTCGAAGTGATCGGCGGCCGCCGCCCACGGCGACGGTGCGAGCATCAGCCCTTCGCGCGCTTCCCGGTGTTCGCGTCACCTCCGGCACGCTCGGCGAGCGCGTCGATGAGGTCGCTGCGGGGCTCGGCGGCTTCCGCTTCGGCGTGGAGGAGCAGCGCGGCGACGGCGGAGCGCTCGGTGTCGTCGACGTCGTCGAGGTACACCAGCACGGATTCCTCGTCGGGGGGTGGGTCCTGGTGGAGGTAGTCGCGGGCGGCGTCGAGGTCGTCGATGACCAGCGGCGCATCCGGCGCGGGCGCGGCGGGGTCGGCGGGCTCGGTGAGCGCGACTGTCTCGACCTCGGCGTCGGTGTCGGCGGGCGGGTCGGCGGGGGTGGACACGTCGACGAGCTCGAGGAGCTCGACGTCGCCCGCGTCGGGGAAGTCGTCGGCGCGGTCGAGGACGACCCCGTCGGCCTTCCAGGCGAACGCACGGCCGTTCACCGCGAGGGCGACCGCGACGGCGTCGGCACTGTCACCGACGGTGGAGTCGGCGAGCTGGGCCAGGTCGTCGTCGTCGAGGTCGAAGGTGCGGTTGCCGTCGATGAAGATCCGCATGCGGGTGCTGCTCCTTGGTCGACCCACCGGGCGGTGGGTGGGGTCGGGTCAGGCGGCGGTGCCGCCGTCGATCGCGCGGAGGTGGCGGGACACGGCCTCGGCGACGTCGGGTTCCTCGAGGTCGAGGCCGAGTTCGCCGGCGACGGCGCGCAGGACGTTGGCGATGGTGGCGCCGAGTCGTTCCGCGGCGCGGACTTGACGTTCGGCGATGCCGGCGTCGAGGGCGAGCTTGGAGACCTTGGCCAGGTCGACCATCCAGTCGCGGTACATGGCCATGAGGACGTGGGGGCGGGCGTCGCCGAGGTGGTCGGGCCCGTAGATGCCGCTGATGCCGGCGGCATCGGTGCCGTCGGGTTGGTGGCCGGGGCCGAGCCGGCCGGTGAGGCCACCGAGGACCTGCACCCACGCCCACGTCCGGGTCACGACCTCGAGCAAAGCCTCGGTGGGGTCGATGGCGTCGCCGTCGTAGGCGGCGAGCATCTTGCCGACCTGGTCGGCGACGTCGATCTCGTGGAGGCGCCGCTTGGCGACCCGTTGCGCCTGGGGCGACTTGCCGCCGTGCTTCTTGCAGACCCGCTGGCCCTTCATCGGCCGTTGGGAGCATTGGGCGCCGGTGGTGCGTGCCCAGGCTTGGCAGCGGTCGGGGTCGTCGGGTTCCCAGCCGTCGGGCTTGCGGTAGCGGGGCTTGCCGTCGTAGCGGGAGACCTCGGCGATCTCGGCACGCGGGTCGGGGGTGTTCATCGGCTCAGCAGGTCCTCCACTGGTGGCCCTCGTCGAGGTAGCCGTGCCAGTACTCGCCCTCGGGGTCTGCTCCCCCGCACGCGATCGACGCACGAATCTCGATCGATCCGTCGTCGCACTCGCGGAACGACCACGGCGGCTCCGACACCCGATGCAACCCGTTCGCCCGAGTCCTGGCCCACGCCTCCCGGCTCGAATGATCCCGGCGCATCGGATCGACCGGGTCGGCGATCGGAAGCAGGAACCACACGCCGCGACGCCCGGTCGCGTTCCCGTCGCCATCGACCTCATCGGTCGGGCCGAAGTAGTCGCCCGGACGTTCGATCTCGTCGAACGATGCGACCCGACGCCCCAGCATCAGCGTCTCCCACAGGTCGGCCACGCCGACCAGTTGCCTCGCTGCACCCGCAGGTCCCGGGCCGCCAACGTGTTCGCTCGGGCGTCGAGACGGTTCCCGCCGTACGCGTGGATCGCGACGATCCACGGGGCGAGCTGGAACAGCCCCATGAAGACGCCGTCCGGGCTGATCGCGTTGTGGTTCAGGCTGGACTCGCACTTCGCGACGCGCACGGCCTTGTCGGCCTCACCGAGCGGGCTGAACACCTCTCGGATGATCTGCTCGTTCTGCACCGGGTAGTCCGGAGCCGCGGGGGTGATGAAGTCGCAGCCGGCGACGAGGACCGCGAGGCCGGCGGCGAGGAGGACGAACGCGCGACGACGCAAGAGCGTGCTCCCGGTCGGGGACAGGAGACCTCGCGGCATGGTCACGCGAGGGGGTGGCGGTGGTGGCGGGGGCCGGAGTTGCACCGGCGACCTCCGGGTCATGAGCCCGGCGCGCTGCTACTGCGCTACCCCGCGGCGATCGTGGCCGATGCCGCTCGGACTTCCGCGGTTGCCGTACTCCCGCCAGCGGACCTGAGGTCAGGGGCGGGCGGTGCGGTCGACACCGGCCTTGGGGGTGATCCCCGGACGCGGCGACGCCCACCGGCAGTGCGGTGGGCGCGGGTCGGGAATCGTGAGCATCATGTGCCCGCGATCGCGGCGAAGTCAAGCATTTCGCGCGTAACCGCAGGTCAGCGATGCGCGGAACGTGCCACCACGCGTGTCGGAGGAGCGACTCGAATCCCTACGACGGGCCCGATGACGCCCGGCGCAGCCGCTCCGACCGTGCCCACATCTCGATCCACGACTGCATCCGGAACGGCTCCCCCGGGAACACCGGCAGCCCCAACCGCTCGGCCTCCTCGACCTCTCGGTCCGCGCCGGTCGACTCGCCCGGGAACCGGTACAGCGCGTCGCAGTGCGCGATCTGCGCCAGGTCGAGCGCGTACCAGTACTCGATGTCGTGCGGGTGGGCCAGGTGCCAGGCGATCGTCAGGTGCGGGACGAGCGGGACGCCACCCATCGTCCAGATGAGCTCGCCGATCTCGCAGGCGCGCCGCACGTTGATGACCGGGTCGGGGATCGTGTAGGGGCCGGCGACGTAGATGAGCGGCCGCGAGCAGCGGGCCGGGCTGGTCGTCATCGCTTCTTCGCTTTCTTCTTCCGCCGCGACTTCGGCTTCGGCTTCGTCCCCAACAGGCCCCGCTGCGCCAGGCGCGCCTCGTCGATCACCTTCGACGTGATCTTCCGGCCCTCCGACTGCGCCCGGATCACCCCCAACGGCCGCTCCTCCCCGTTCGCATACCAATAGTCGGCGCAGTCCCGACACATCGGCGTCCGGGTCCCCTCGGCGGTCTTCACCTCCCGGTACTTCGACACATGCCGACGTGTCCCGTCCGGCAGGCGGAGTCGCATGCACAGCCAGCACCACTCGCGCGACCGCGCGACCGAGAGTGCGTCGTCGTCGACGACCTCCGGCGGGTACAACGCCGCGATCATCTTCGACCGCGACGCGAGCAGCAGATCCCGGGCGCGACACAGGGCTTCCCATGCGTCGATCGCCGCGAGCAGCTTCGGGTCCTCCTCGGCGCGGGCGACCAGCTCCCCGACCGGATCCGCGACCTGCGGTACCGACAGCATCTCCGGGCACTCCGCGGTGCCGAAGTCGTGCACGATGTTCGACGCCCCCGACCCCGGCTCCGCTCCTGACGCGCGCGCCGGGAACCCGTCGGGACGTGACTCGTCCCACCAGTCCCGCAGCTCGGCGAACAGGTCGTACAGCGGCTGGGCGCGATCCGACCCGGCGTCGCCCTCGACGAGCTCGAGGACCAGGGCGCACACGTCGGTGACCTCGGCGGTGCGGGGCAGGTAGTCACCCATCGGTGCGCGCCTCCTCGTTGCCGGCGACGTCGATCGACGAGCCCCCGAGCTCCGCGAACCATCGGTCGAACGCGGCCGCCGACACCTCCGGGACCGGCTGCACCATCCAGCCGCGCGCACGCACCCGCGCCTCGGCGCGGGCCTGCCACGCCCGCTCCACGAACAACGCCGCCCGCGCACGCCGAGCCCGATGCACCGCCAACCGCGGCTCCGCGAACACGATCCCTTCCAGGTCGTCACGGTCGTCGCGGATTCCCACCCCCACCGGTACCCCAGCCTTGACCTCGACCTCGAGCGCCAACCCCAACGGATGCAAGAACCGCCGATTCAACTCCTGCAAGTACCCCAACGCCACGAACTCCGCCCACGAGATGCCGTCGGCATCACCGGACACGGGTACGAAGCCGCCCAGATCGGCCGTAGGGTCGTCGGGGGTCGGGGTCGGGATGTCGTCGTTCATGGTGTGCTCCTTGTGGGTGTTTTTACGGGCGCGACGCGCGCGACGTGTGGGACGCGTGGTTGGGAAAGTTCTCCTGTCGCGCCCGCGCGTGGGGGACTTTTGCTAAGTGCTGTCACAGGCGTCGCGCGCGTCGCGGTTGACGTTGTGTGGTCGTTTTCGGGGCTGTTCGGCCACTGTGGGTGGTTCATCGGAGGTCTCGGCGTTCGTGGTGGTCGGGTGGGGTGAAGAGGGCGGAGGGGTCGTCGGGGATGCGGAGTCCGATGCCGCGCCAGATGCGGGTGGTCTTGGCGTGGAGTCGGATGCGGTCGGGTTGGGCGCCGTGCTCTTCGAGGATCTCCTTGAAGGCTTTCGGGGAGAGGGTGTGGCGGAGTCCGTTCTCGTTGGCCCAGGTGTCGTAGGCGCGGCGGAGCTCGGCGGCGGTGCACATGGAGTCGGTCTCGAAGACGCAGGCGTCTTCGAGGAAGTCTCGGAGTGGGTCCTGGTCGTCGCGGTATTCGTCGGTGGCGCGGGCGACGGTGGAGGGGACGGCGAGGCCGTAGTTCTGCCAGGCGAGGCATCCGGTGACGGCCCAGGTGAGGACGGCGGGTCCGGCTCGTTGGGGGTCGCGCAGCGCGGCTTTGACTTGGGGGTCGCGTTCGGGTTTCGGGATGACGTGCTCGAAGGGGATGCGCAGGATGCGGCGCCACATGGCGGTGTCGCCGTGCTTGACGTTGGGGGCGTGGTTGGCGGCGAGCCAGAGCTTGAACTGGGGTCGGAACTCGAATTCGTCCTTGTACTTGTAGGCGGCGGTCATGACGTCGCCGCCGGTGATGGTCTTGACGAGACCTTCGGCGAGCTTCTTGCCTTCGTCGACTTCGACGCTGTCGACGAAGCGGGCGCCGGCGAGGCGGGCGATGTCGCCGCGGGGGCCGCCGACTTGGTTGCGGGCGAGGAACGTCTCGAAGTCGGCGCGGCGGGCGTAGTCGCCGAGGCAGGACTCGACGGCGTCGATGAACGTCGACTTGCCGGAGGCGCCGGGCCCGTGGACGAAGAACAGGACTTCTTCGCCGGTGTCGCCGGTCAGGGAGTAGCCGACGGCACGCTGCAGGAAGTAGATGAGGTCCTGGTCGCCTTGGGTCGCGGTCTCGAGGAACTGGTCCCACACCTCGGAGCGGGCGTAGGGGTCGTAGGCGACGGGGACGAGCTTGGTGATGAGGTCTTTCGGTCGGTGGGCGCGTAGCTCGCCGGTGCGCAGGTCGATGGTGCCGTTCACGGCGTTGAGGGCCCACGGGTCGGCGTCGAGATCGATCGGTTCGACGGGGACGCCGGGCCGGTGGCGGGCCAGGGAGACGAGGTTCTCGATCCGGTTGCGGTTCTGCGACTCGAGCGCGAACCGCACCCGCCGCTTCCGGCGCGCGTCGTCAGGTTCGCGGGACGCCTCGAGGAGGAGATCTTCGACGACGTCGGTCGCGAACCGGTAGATGTGCCCGGTCGTGTCGCGCCGCCACCGTTGCGTGTCCCAGATCAACCAGGCGCCCCACTGCGGGACGTGACGCAAGATCCCGCCGTGCGCGGCGATGAGCCGCTTCGCGTTGCCGGTGTCGGTGTCCTCGAACCGGCCCGTCGGATCCCAGTCGACATCACCAGGATCAGCATCCTCCGGAGGCGCCCCGTCGTCGGGAGGCTCACCCGGCGGCGGCTCATCGTCGGGAGGCTCGCCACCGGCGGGAGGGCCTGCAGCAGGGGCGGGATCATCCGGCACCGCCCGCAACGCCCGCCCCCGCCCCGACCCCGGGGCGGCGGTCGGGGGCCTCGGCGGCGCGGTGCGGGCCTTGCCCTGCATCCGCCGCCAGGCCGACTCGATCGTCGCCGCTGTCTCCTGCTCGTCCAAGCCACATGCGGCCGCGGCTCGCTCCAAGGCCGCCCGCGCCTCCGACTCGACCAGCTCGGCGCCGTTCACCAGCTCGAACAGGTTCTGCGCCGCCCGCAACAACGTGTGATTCCGGGTACCCGCCGGCGCCCGGGCGACGTCGCCGGTCTCCCGCTCGAGCGCCGCCACCCCATACGGCGACGACCCCGACCCCCCCGCCGGGCGTGATGCCGGCGGCATCATCCGCGCCGCGGCCAGCGCCTCCGGCTCCCGGAGCGTCTCCAACAGCCACGCCGGCAGCTCCGGCAGCCCCTCCCCCGGGCCCGGCAACGCCAACCACTCGTACCGGGACCCCGACACGTGCCGCGACGGCGCCACCACGATCTGGCCGCCATCACCCCGCACGTCGAGGCCAGGCCCGAGCTTCGACTCGGCGTCGTTGCGGACCGCCACCCCCGGATGAGCGAACAGGTAGTGCAGGCCCTCACCGCCGGTCAGCTGCCGGGCCGTCGTCGGCAGCCGACCATGCTCGGCCTCGAGGACCGCCAACGACGCCTCGCCGCCCTTCGCGGGGTCGACGTCGAGGACCACGATCCCCGAGCCCTCACCGGTGGCGACGCCGACGTTCGCGTCGGGCCAACGGCCCCACCAGTCCGCGACCTGCTTCACGTGCGTCGAGGCGGCGTGCTGCCAGCCCTGCACCCGGGGATGCTTCCCCGTCGACGGGCACTCCGCCCCCCGTCGGCACGTGCACGACCCATCGGCGCGCGGCGCGTGGAGGGGCACGACCCGCCAGCCGCGCGTCGCGTAGGCGAGTGCGGCGCTGCGGGGTTCGAGCCCGTCGAAGAGGGACGAGAGGGTCACTCGCCGGTGTAGCGGCCGTAGAGGGTGGAGGTCTTGTCGGCCGGGTTGGAGCGGGCGGCGAACTCGATGTCGGAGAACTGTGTGACCTTCGCGAGGCTGGTCTTCGCCGAGTTGGCGCCCTTGTCGGTCTGGAAGATGCAGAGGCGGGCCCAACGGCCGGGGTTGCGGCGCAGCTCGGGGATCAGGTCGGCGACCAGGGCGACGTTGCGGCCGCCGACGCCACGTGGGGGTGGGTCCTCCCAGGCGAAGTCGGTGTCGGCGAGCGCGTCGCGTCCCACCCGGCCGCGCGCCGCCGGCGGCGGTGGGGCCGGTGCGGCCGGGTCGGGGTCGGGTGGGAGTCCGGTGGTGTGGCAGGTGCAGGCGCAGCGCTTGGCGCCGAGGCGGCACTTGGCGTGGTTGCCGACGCCGCAGTAGGTGCCGAGGTCGGGGTCGGTGCGCGGATTGGTCTTCGGTGCGGTCGTGGCGGGCATGGCGGGAGTTCCTCCTGCTCGGCGGGTTGCGTGGATGTAGTTACAGGCGTGGGATTTCGGTTCGGGGCCAAGAAAGACCCGGCTCGACGCCGGGTGCTCCTCGAGCTCGCTGGTTGGGGTCGCTCGGTTGTTCCGGTGCGGCTCCTGGTGGTCGGCTTGTCGGGTCAGTGTGGGGGTCGTGTCACCCGGGGTTCGGGTGGACGCTCGCTCCGTTCGGTGCTCTCTCCTAACGCGGCTCGCTCGGGCGTGACGGTCCCCGCTCGGGGCTTACGGCTCGCTCGGGTGTGACGGTCCCCTCCGGTCGTACGGCCTCGCTCCGTTCCATCGGTGCTGGTGCACATGGTGCGGCTCACTCATCACAAGCGGTGCTCTCCCGTGTGTTGGTTCACTCCCATGTGGCGGTGCGCTCATCGGCCTTGGCTCACTCAGCTACGGCGGTGCTCTCTGTCGATGCGGTTCGCTGATCGACGTACGGTGCTGGTCGAGCTCTGCGGCTCCCTCTTCTCTTCCGGTGCTGATTTCCCATGCGGGTCACTCGCTGGTGTCGGAGTTCTCTCTCCATTCGGTTCGTTCGATCAACCCGGTGCGCTCGGCATGTACGACTCGCTCCTCCTGGACGGTGCTCCTGTGCTCATCGGCTCGCTCTGTTCGCCTCGGTGCGCTCATGGCCCCGGCGGCTCGCTCGCTTTTCACGGTGCTCTCAGGTGCTGCGGCTCCCACCCTCGGGGACTTCGATCTTGTGGGCGTGACCGAGATGCGCGATCGGGTACGGCACCGGCGGCGCCTCCCCGAAATGTGCCTCGTACATGACCTCGTGCAGGTGCGCGAGGAACAGCTTCACGGCCCAGCGCCGCGCCCGAAGGTCGAGCCGCCCGGGCGGGAGGTGGCCGGACTCGTAGATCTTCTTGGTCTTGGCGTCGCGGATGTTGCGCGACTCCAACGTCTCCTTCGCGGTGTCGGCGCAGTCGCCGCGCTCGTCACGCTCGACCTCGTAGACCTTCCGCTCGCGGTACTTCTGTCCGTAGAAGGCGTCGTCGCGGCCGGACACCTTGACGAACGAGTCGCCGATCTTCCAGGCGAGGACCTTGGCGTCGGCGTTCCAGGGGCGCCTCTCGCCTTTGCCCCAGGTGACGGAGGGGTCGAGGCCGAAGAAGCGCCAGATGGCGCCGGCGGTGCGGGCGCGGGTGATGTCGATGTGGGCGAGGAGCCCGGCGGCGAGGACGGGTCCGATGCCTTTCTGTGCGCGGGCCCACCGTCCGGCCGCCTGGGTGTCGGTCCAGAGGTCGAGGGCGCCGACGACTTGGCGTTCGAGGGCGCGGAGCTGATCGTGAAAGTGGACGATGAGCTCGGCGGGTCGTTCGGCGGCGGTGAGGGCGCGGGCCTGGTTGCCGAGCGCGATGCGGTGCTCCTGCAGCCGGTAGTAGAGGTCGACGAGGCCGCGGACCTGGTCGCGGTCGAGGTCGCCGGCGATGGCTTTGACGTCGCGGTCGAGCTTGGTGATGGGGTCGGTGGTGAAGTCGGGGATGTCGTCGAAGAGGTCGTCGACGGTGGCGGGCGCGGGTGCGGTGGTGGTCATCGGTTTGGCTCCTTGGGTTCGTCGAGCAGGTTGTCGGGGAGTGGGGTGTCGGTGAGTCCGTGGCGGTTGAGGAGGTCGCGGGTTCGTTCGGCGTAGGGGCGGTCGTTGAAGGCGCCGTCTTGGTAGGTGGTGCCGTCGTTCTCGGTGCGGAGCAGCCACCAGGTGCCGGCGACTTGCATGATCGAGTAGGTCATCGGCGGCGCCTACGGGTCGACTTCTTCGCGGCCGTCTTCGTGGCCTTCTTGGTCGGGGTCTTCTTGGTCGCCTTCTTCTTCGCGGCGGCCTTCTTGACGCGGGTTCGCTTGATGCCGAACGCAGCTTCCTCGGAGGGGTGGGGCTGGTAGCCGACGTCGAGGAGCCGTGCTCGATGCGCCTTCTGCACGTCGGCGTCGTACCGGCGTTCCTCGTTTTCGGCGAGCTCGATCGCGAGGCAGACGTGCAGCGCCTCGTCGCGACCCTTCTTCGCGTACGCGACGAGGGTCGCCTCCCAGTCGGGGTGCCCCCAGCGCATCGCCTTCGGCTCGGGCAAGCCGAGCAGTCCGCCGGCGACGTCGCCGACGTCGTAAGCCAGGGTCTCGATGTAGGAGAGGAGCATCCGGTCGATGAGGGCGTCGCGGTCGGGCAGTCGCTTCCGGCGGACGAGGCTGGCCATGAAGTCGTGCCGGTGGGCCCTGGCTTCGGCTTCCTCGGCGGCGCGGCGTTCCTGCGCCGCGGTCGCGGTCTTCGCCGCCGAGTCCGGCTTCGGCTTCTTTTCCTCCTTGAGCGTCGAGTCGCCCTTCGGGCCGTGACGCTTCCGGTCGGTGCAGACCTCCTCGACGCCGATCCCCCACGTGTTGCGGTGGACGCGCACGGCGTGGCACGGCTCGTTCTCGTGGGCCTTGATCGCGTCGGCCTTCCGGGTGAAGCGAAGGCCGCCACCCCAGGAGTCTCGGGCGAGGGGCGTGGCCTTGGCGCCGTCGGCGAGGACCGCGACACCGGCCTTGTCGAGCTCGGCGCGCCGTGCGAGGTAGGCGCGTTCGATGTCGAGCTGACCGTCGAGTTCGTGGGGGTCGCCGCGGAAGGTCTCGACGATCGAGACGGCCCGATCGTGGTCGATCTTGGTGAGCTCGACGGCCTGGTGGACGGTGATGCCGCCGGCATCGGGCCCGTCGGCGAGGGCGGCGAGGACGGCGGCGGGGGCGTCGAGGAGCGCTACTTTGCGGGAGACGTTCGACTGGTTGCAGCCGACGTGCTCGGCGATGTCGCGTTGGGTCCAGCCGAGGTCGAGGAGCCGTTGGTAGCCGCGGGCTTCGTCGATCGGGTCGAGGTCTTCGCGCTGCAGGTTCTCGACGAGGTTGCGGATCTCGACGCCGGCTTCGGTGAGGCCGTGTTCGATGACGGCGGGGATGGTCTGGTGGCCGGCGGTGCAGGCGGCGCGCCAGCGGCGTTCGCCGGCGACGATCTCGTAGGTGTCGGCTTGGTCGGCGACGGGTCGGACGAGGATGGGGTTGAGGACGCCGAGCGCGCGGATGGAGGGTTCGAGGTCGTCGATGTTGGTGGCGGTCCGGTTGTTGGGGTTGGGTCGGATCTGGTCGATGGGGAGGAGGAGGTGTTGGCGGGGGGTCGGGTCCGGGTCGGCCTTCTTGGGCTTCTTCTTCGACTTGGCTGCGGGCGGCTCGGGGTCCGGTTCGGGGTCGGGGGTGTCGGGGTCGCGGTCGGTGCCGACGAGGTCGATGCAGGTGTCGCAGGTGAGTTCGTGGTCGTGGGTGATGTCGGCTCGGTTGCAGATGCGGCACAGCCCGCCCGTGGTGGGCTGGTCGTCGGGGATGAGGGGTTCGGTCGGGGTGATGTTCGGGGGTGCGGGCGGCCAGGTGCTGGTGGTGGTGGTGGTCATTGGTGGGTCTCCTCGGTTGCGGGTGCGGTCCAGCGGATCGGCGGGAGCGGTCGGGTCTGCCAGGGCGCCCAGGGCCAGTGCGACGCGATCGTGATGTGGCGGTCGTCGTCGATGGTGAGGTGGATGGCGCGCGAGTAGCCGAGGCGGGTGCGGGAGAGGGCGTCGATGGTGAGGATGCGGACGGCGGCGCGTTGGTGGTGGTCGAGTCGGGCGATGAACGCGCGGTGCTCTTGGGTGAGGGTGAGGTGGTAGAGGCGGTCGAGGTCGATCCTGACGGGGAGCCGGATCGTGCCCTTGCGGCGGCGGGGCCGGTGGCGCGGGACCGGCGTCCACGCGGGGCCATAGGTGACACCGCGGAGCTGGCCGCTTCTATGGCGGGTGTCAGCCGCCACGGTCGACCTCCTCAGTCCAGTCGTGGCGGCCATCCAGGCGGGCGAGGGCCAGGATGCACATGCTCGACGTGTTCGCAGGGGGCGTCTCTCCGCGCAGCAGCATCGAGAGCGCGACGGTCAACGCGATGCTCTCGGCGGGGAGCAGGTCCACTCGCGCTCCACGATCGGAAGCCGCTGGGACGAGGGCAGAGGGCACCTCCGTCACACCATCCGCCGGGGCCACAGGTACCGGGTCCCCGAAGCGGCCCGCGTAGGCACACTGCTGGTAGCCCACGGGATCGGACGCCTGATCCATCACGACCCGCCCTCGGCGGCGACCTCGACGAGGTCAGGTTGCCCACTCGTCTCCTGACCCGGCTCGCTCCCTGGTGTCTCCAACTGACCGAGCGCCAGGTGGCGTGCCGCGCCTTCGCGTCCCATCGGGCCGAGATGCGGGTGGTCCTTCATCGGCATGTCGGGGTCGTCCCACCAGCGTTCGACCATCCGCCGCGTCGACTCCAACGCCCTGTCCGGTGTGAGGTCAACGAAGATGCGGTCGCCCGGCTGTGGAATGTGGTCGGGTGCGTAGCGGTCGTTCTGCCAATCGACGTGCCGTGCCGTCTTCCCCGATCGGAGTGTGATGACGAACGGGGTCACGCCGTCGCGGCTGTTCCAGATGATCTCGTCCTCGCTGCCGTCGTCGGCCTCGTAGCGCATCAGACAGAACGCCTCGGCGTGTAGGTGCGGGGTCATGCTGGTGTCCGTCCGAGTCGTTCGATGATCTGATCGATGTCGGACGGCCGCCACACATGAACCTCGACACCCTCCACCCGCCGTAGACGCGCCAACACGTCCTGCTGCACCGGCGACACGCGGCCCGTCTCGGTCTTGAGCTCCGCGAGGATCATCTCCGTCCCCCGCACCAGCACCTCGTCCGGCCAGCCGGCCGGCGAGCGGCGCGAGTCGTGCGTGTGGTAGCGCCACCAGCCGAATCGTTCCGCGGCTTCGACGACGACGCGTTCGAGGTCCTTCTCGGACACCGCAGCATCGAGCACCCGGCGGGCATCAAGGGAGGTCATCGTTCTCCCACTCCGGGAGCGCGAACGTGAGCATCCGGCGAGCGAGGTAGTTCACGCTCACGTCGCGCCGAAAGGCCTCCCGACGCATCCGTTCATGGATCTCGGCAGGGACGTAGAGCGACATCGACTTCATCGGCTCGTCGCTGACGCGGGGCCGCCCGATCTTCTTCTTCCGTGTCGAGGCGGCGCTCGGCGCACGACGGCCACGCCGAACCTTCAACTTCTTCCCGCGCGCGGTCATCGGAGCCACTCCACGAGACGCACCACACCGCCATCCGCCTCGACCAACAACGCCCGCCGCAGATCACCCAGGTACGTCGTGAACGCCGACCGCTTCAACCCCGCCTGCTCCATCAACGCCTCACGCTCGACACCCGCAGCGCCCGCCTCGACCAGCAGATCGAGCATCGTGCGCGCCCCCGCACGGAACCGCGGACGCCAGTAGGCGATCACCTCCGCCGGGTCCTGCGGGACCGGCTCCACCCCCGCGGCCACGACCCCAGCGTCGGTCGCCCGCAACGTCGAACCCTCGACGTCGATCAGCCCGTCGCGGCGCAGCTCCCCGAGATAGGTCGTGAACGCGGAGCGCTTGAGCCCGGCGATCGTCGCCGCCTGCTGGCGGGTGCAGCCCTCCGGCCACGACGCGACGGCCTCCATGAGCCGCCGCGCACCCGACCGGTACTTGGCCAAGTCGCGCGCATCGTCGCCGCTACTTGGGGAACTCGGCCCCCGACTGTGAGAAGTGGGCGCCTTCTTGGGGGTCGGACGCGCCACAGCGACGGCCGCGTCGAGCTCGGCGCGAACCTGCGCCAACGGCGCCTCCACCCCCGCCGCCAGCCCCTGGACCGCATCACGCAGGTCGCCCACGGACCGGTCGATCGACTCCAACAACGCCGCGACCCGCTCCGGGACCACCGGCACCTCGACCGTCTCGACCCGAACCTCCCGATCCGTCTCCACCGCCGCCAACTCGCGCTCGAGCTCGCGGACCCGCGCCTGCAACTTCTTCGGATCCTGCGCGTCGGCCTTCTCGATCGTCGCCGCCATCCGCTCCTTGAGGACATCCAGATCCACCGGAGCCAGCCGGCGCGGCTCGACCTTCTTCTCCCCCACCTTCGGCGTCGCCGACGAGTTGAACGTCCGACCCTCCCGGATCCGCACCCGCTCGAACAGCGAAGGCTCCGCGCCCGGCTCCCACAGCCACGCCTCACCCAACTTGAGGCTCGCGAGCGACCCGAGGAGATCAGCGACCTCGTCGGTGCTCCCATGCGCCTCGACGTACCGCTTGATCGCCGCCTGATCGTTCGGCCCCACGGTCCGCAGGACGACGAGGAGGTCGAGCTGCTCGAGCACGTTCTTGTTCACCACCGCGGCACGCTGGGAGATCAGGGTCGTGCCGATCCCGCGGATGCCGCCGCGTCGCACGAGCGTCTCGAACGCGCCGAGCATCCGCTGATCGCCGCGTGGTGAGCGTTGCGGAACGAACCGGTCGGCCTCGTCGACGAACAGGTGCAGGGGCGTGTCGTCGCCTTCGCGGCCCTTGCGTCGGTAGAGCCGCTCGGCGAAGTCCGTCGCGAACTGCCGTTCGGCCTCGTTGATCTCGAAGAGGGAGAGGTCGATGACGTACCAGCCGGGTTCGTCGACGACGAGTTCCGCGAGGAGCTTGCCGCCGGTGCGTTCAATCGGGATGTCGCCGTGGCGTCCGCCGAGGATGGTGACGGGGAGGCCGTCGGTGTCGGGGGTGGCGCCGGAGCGGAGTCCCCACCAGGCGCCGGTGGGGTCGATGACGACGAAGGGGATGCCGTTGGTGACGAGTTCTTCGGCGATGACTTTGGCGGTGTAGGTCTTGCCTTTGCGGCGTTGGGCGAGGATGCCGACGGTCTTGGTGACGAAGTCGGTGGGGAGCCAGAGGTTGTCGGCGATGTGGAGTCCGGTGCGGCGCGCCATCATCGTCCTCCGTCGATGACCGGATACCGGTCCTCGTCGTCGGCACTCTCGTCGAACACCCACCCTTCGCGAAGCGCGTCCTCGGCGCGGCGACACCACTCGCAGTCGCAGTGTCCGTCGTCCCGATGCACACTCACCGGCGGGCACCTCCCCGCGGGCGACGCTCCGACCAACGCGCGCCGACAACCACGAGCGCGAACAGCAACGGCACCAGGAGCGGCGCGACGTCGGCCAGGCGGCGGGTCACGACGCCACCCAACGGTCCGGTGCCGCGACCTCGTCGTGACGGACCTCGTCCCACACGGTGAGGTGGCACCGGACGCAGATCCGAGCGAAGCCGTCGCGCAGCGCGCGTGGCCACCAGACGTGCCCGCCGGTGAGACGACACCACCAGCCGCGCATCACGACCCGACCTCCGCCAGATAGGGCCGGTGCCCGACAATCAGGTCGTCCTCGGGGAACCGGTACACCAGGCCGAACTCACGGCCCGCGACCGTGAACCACGACCGGACCGCGACGATCTGCTCAGCGACATCCCGACCGGTCACCGTCACGCTCCCCGAACGGGACTGCCTCCCCATGTCGGCCAACGCCTCGACCGCGACGAGCTCCTCGGCGGTCCACTCCTCGTCGTTGACGTACTCCCAGGCGCTCACGCGGCGGCACCGCCCGACAGCTGATCCCGCATCCGCGCGAACGCGGCCTTCCGAACCTCCTCAGGCGCGCGTTCCGGACGGGGTTCACCCTCGACCTCCGGCGCCTCCGGGTGTGGACCCGACCGCACCGACCGGCGCGCCCGACTCGCCTTCCTCACGCGACGCCGCGCCGGCAGCCCCTCCGGCGGCCGATACAGATCCCGGGCATCATCCGACGGGCGCTCCCGGTCGACACCGGGGGCGCCACCCTCGGGCGGGTGAGGGTGACGCCCCCGCGGTCCCCCATCGTCAACAGCCTCGGTACCGAGCGGGAGTCCAGACCCGTCGTTCTCCGAACCGTGACCCCGGGGGACGACCTCGTCGATCATCCCGGCACTCCCGGACCCGACAGCACCGCAGAGACCGTCGCCTCCCACTGCAGCGCCTGACCGCCCGGCATGTTCACGACCGGCCGGATCCCATCGAGACGGAACCTGTAGGTGCGTGTCGGCTCGTCCTTCACGTCGAGGACCTGGTCCAAGTGCGCCTCGGCCTGACCGACGAGCTCGTCGATCGTCCGACCGAACACCGGGAAGGACGCCGTGGCCATCAGCCCTGCGCCGCCGCGGAACGCCGCTCCGCCAGATTCGCCAACAGGTCTCCCGTCAACGCCGACGGGATCGTGTCCAGATCCGCGATCGCGTTCGCGACCTCCGCACCGAACTTCTCGTTCGCCAACCGGCGCGCCGTCGCCAAGAACCGCGCCTCCCCCACCCCGGGGGTCCGCGCCAGCTCGGCCGACCAGTCCGGCCCCTCGACCGGCTCCGTCGCCACGATCAGCACCGGGACGCCCGCATCGCCGACGTCGACGGACACCTCTCCGCGGGAGAGCTCGATCAGCCGCGCCCGGAGATCACCCAACACCTCCGGCGGCACGTCCTTCGACGACGAGTACGCACCCTCCGAGAACGCCGCGAGGAACTGGTGGCGGCCGTCATCATCGAGACCCGCCTCACGGCACCAGCGGGCGATCTGCTGGGCCCGCTGCGTATCCACATCCGGCCCGCCCTGCCCGTCACCCGCAGGCTCACCCGGCGGCTCATCGGACCCGTCGGCCTCCGCCGCCGTCCGCGGCTTCACCCCCGTCGCACGAATCGGCTCCGCCGCATTCGACCGACGCGACGTCGGCTTCGGCGCATCCATCTGCGCCATCTGGTCCGCGACCGACGGCCGCGGCCCCTCCGGCAGGTCCTCCACCGGCACCGGCGTCATCCCGTTCCCCGCCGGCAACGCCTTCGCCCCATCCGCCCCGTCGCCGATCGCCTGCGGGACTTCCCCACCGATCGTGTCGAGGATCTGCTCCAACGTGTGATCGATCGAGATCACCGGCACCACGAACTTCCTCGTGCCCTCCTCCGTCGGCTGCTCCCGCGGATCCAGACGCAACCGCGCCCGGACCGGCCGTCGCGTCGCGACCAGCGCCTCGAGGAGCTGCACCGACCCGGCGAGCTCCGCGGCGGCGTTCCAGCCGTGGGACTCGACACGCCACACCCCGAGGCCCGGGATGCGGGTCAGCACGACCGAGAGCCGCGTCGTCGGCTTGCACGACTGGTCCTCCTCCTGGGCGCAGAGACAGGGACCCTCGGACTTCGTCTCGAACGTCCCGTCGCAGCGGCGCAGGCAGATCACCGGCGACTTCTTCGCCCCCTTGGTCTTCTGGCCCCACAGCTCGTAGGACTGGCTGATGGCCTGGCCGGGGACGACGGCGACGTCGAGGATGTCGGAGTCGGTGAACAGCTCCCACTGGTCGTCCCACTGGCGGACGGTGCCGCCGTAGATCTCGGCGGCGTGCTCGAGGAGCGTCTTGTCGCGGGAGGTGAGGCGGAACTGCTCGAGCTTCGCCGGGTACGACTTGCCGCCCTCGGTCTTCTTCTTGTGGCCGAGGCGGATCCGGCCCACCTCGACGAGACGCTGTTGCATCCCGATGATGCCGGTGCGCGACGTCGCGAGGGTCATGACTCGTCCTTCCGGTAGAGCTCCACTTCGAGTCCGGGACGTCGCGGGTGTTCACGATCGATCGCGACGAAGATCACGCTGGCGGCCCAAGCGGCCCCGTCGTCGATCTGCGGAGCGATGAAGGCCGCGAAGTCGCGCGGGACCCAGCCGAGACGTCGTCCCTCGACGACGATCGCTGTCGCGTTGAGGTCCTCGGCGTTGTCGTGATCGCGGACGAGGTCGGCACCGATCGGACCGGCGACGTCACATCGACGCTTGAGGTCGGCGAGGGTCCCCGGGTAGCCAGGGACGAACGACACGCCCGTTGCCCGGCAGCGCAACGCGGTCGTCATGCCGACACGTCCTCGTACGGTGCCGGCGGCGTCAGGATCTCGCCCACCGCCTGCTTCGACGCCTCGAACGACCAGCGCGCCGTCTCCTGCACGAACAGGAACGCCTCGAACACCTTCTCGTCACACGCGAGCGGGTAGGCGTGGCAGTACTCGGGCGAGATCTTGATCCCGAGTCCCCCGTCGACCTCCGGCACCGCCGTGCCCTCGTCGACCTCGGCCTGCGACAGCAGGTAGTAGCGGCGACGGAACCTCTCGAACCGACGGGGACGCCACACCGCCGCGAGCTCCGCGTAGCGGTACGCCGCGAGCTGCAACGCGGTCTCGGGGTAGATCGGCTTCGGGTCACCCTTCGCGTTGAAGGGCTCCTTCGTCGACTTGTAGTCGAAGATGAAGCGCACGCCGTCGACGGTGAAGAACCCGTCGCAGGTGCCGGCGTAGCCGTAGGTGCGGTTGTAGACGGCGACCTCGGCGGCCTGGTACGTCGGCTGGAACTGCTGGGTCCAGCGGTCGAACTGGTCGAGACACTTCACGGCCTTGTCGGTGTCGGCGAAGAAGATCTCGGGGTCGGGTGTCGGCCGGTTGCCGGTGAGGGCGTAGGTCTCGAGGAGCTCGTGGAGTGCGGTGCCGAACGCGGCGTCGGAGAGCTCGTTCTTGCCCTTGCGGAAGCGGGCGCCGGTGAGCCACTTCTCGGCCTCGATGTCGCCGGAGGCCTCGCGGATCGCGAGCCAGGCGTCGCGGTCGCGGATGGCGGCCTTGGCGGTCTGCTGCGCGGCCCAGTAGATGAGGGCGGGCCTGTCGAGGCAGCCGAGGATGGTGGTGACGGACCAGTAGCGCTCGTCGGCGTCCTGGGGCTTGGCGGTGTCGTCGGGCTGCTGGCCGACGAGTAGATCGGGATGCTCGACCGTTGTGGTGGTCATCGGTACGCTCCTGTTGTCGGTGACCCCGTGGCCTCGTCGCTCCTACGCGTCGGCTGCGGGGTCGTCGTCGTTGTTCAGGTCGGTGGTGCTGCCGCGAGGACCGGCCGGCCGCGCACCGGGGCAGGGGCCGGTCGTCCGTGTCCGCTCCGCTTCCCCTCGGAGTTGGTTCCGGTGGCCCGGTCCTCGTCGGCAGCCCCGCGCACCACACCCACGCTTGGGGCGCCGAAGGGTGTGGTGCGCGCGGCAGCCGCGTGGGCGTGGGCGAGCTGGTGGTCGAGGTGTGCGGCGAGCTGCTGGTCGTCGACCCGCTGGGAGATCACCGCGGCGGAGTGGGCGATCTCGGCGAGGCGGGCGAGGTCGTCGATCGAGATGGAGACGGCGACGTCGTCGGGGTCGGGGTTGATGCCGCCGGCATCACCGCCGCTGGCGAGGCGCTCGGCGAGCCAGCGTGCGGGGATGCGGACGGAGCGGCCGACGCCGACGTTGGGGATCTCGCCGCGGCGCACCGCGTCGTAGACGGCCCAGGGGGACACACCGAGCTGGTCGGCGACCGTCTTCACGGTGAGCGTGGTGGGGTTCACGATGCGACTGCCGACTCGGGCGGGAAGTGCACCGGCATCGAGAAGAGCTCGTCGACGGTGCGGCCGAGAACGTCGGCGATCGCGAACTTCATCGCGTCGGGGATGCGACGGTCGCCGCTCTCCCACCGGGACACGGTCCCCTGGGGGACGCCGAGCTGCTCGGCGAGCCAGGTCTGCGAGCGGGTCCCACGCGCGGTGCGGATCCGCTTCCCCCACTGGTTCCAGAGGAACTGCTCTCGCTTGGATCTCGCTCGTCCGCTCATGCCACTAGAGCATATGCCTAATCGGCATGATCCGTCAAGAGGCGAATCACACCCCTGTCACCGGCTATTCCTGTAGGGCATGGCAGGGGTAGACCGAGGCGGCCGACGACGGGAACATCCCGCGCCCATGACCCTCGCGGCCGCCATCAAACGCGCCTACACCGGACGACTCACCCAGACCGAGCTCGCCCAACGACTCGGCACCGACCAGTCGCGAATCTCCAAGTGGGTCAGCGGCAACGGGCCCGAACCCTCCTACGCCGAGCTCGCGCGCCTCGAAGACGCACTCGGCCGACCCCGCGGCTACGTCCTACGCGCCGCCGGCTACGTCGTCGACGCCACCACCACCGAGGAGGCCATCGAAGCGGATCCCCGCATCAACGACGAGCTCAAGCGCTTCCTGCTGGCCAGTCTTCACGCTGCCGTCGAGCAGTCCTCCAACGACCCCGCCACCGACGCCCCGAAGAGACGGAGAACCTGAATGGTCGTCCGCAGATCGCGCTCGAGGACTTTCACCCGCTCCTCGAGCGCCCGGACCCTGTCGAGGCCCCGCTCTTCTGTCGCTGGATCTTCCATGACTCTCGCTTCCCTACTCCGGTGCCGTGCGAGCGGACCAGCATCCCGCGCGGGTGTGACGATTACATGGATGTGATTCGACCGGCCCTGGCGGCGATGATCGCAGCGGGAGTCCTGGCGGTCGGGGTCTCGGCGTCACCAGCGGGCGCCGAGACCCCACCCGTCTGCGACGACGACCAACTGGTAGCAGCCTCCCTGGCCCGATCGGGACCCGTGATCGAGGCCACCTGGGAGACGTCCGCCCCGCCCGCCGGCGACCTGGTCGTGTTCACGGTGACGACGAAGGGGTCGAAGAAGAAGCACGGATACATCGTCGGCCTCAAGTCGATCGCGTCGACTGGCGAGACGATCCGCTACGTGTTCGACCTCACCGCCGCGAAGAACCGCGACATGTCGAGCGCGTACACCTTCGACGACACCCTCGCGACGCTCGTCATCCCGCGCCGAGCGGTCCGCAAGATCTCCAACAAGGAGTGGACGGCCACGCTCGAAGTCGACGGCCAGACCGTCGGGACCTGCACCGGCCGGTCGAAGCTGCGCTAGCCGGTCCCGCGGTCGAGGAGCTCGCCGAGGAGGTCGGCGATGCGCCGGTCGGTTGCGGGGAGCGCGTGCCCGTAGCGTTCGAGGGTCATGCGGCCGCCGCCGGCGTGGCCGTGCCGCTCGGCGACGTCGCGGACGGGGACGCCGGCGCCGAGCAGGTAGGTGATGACGAAGTGGCGGAGGTCGTGGAAGCGGCACTCGATACCGTGACGCGCGGCGAGGCGCCGCCAACGGCTGGTCACCAGCTGCGGTCGCAGCGGCTCGAGGCCTTGTGGGTCGGGTGAGAGGACGAACGCGTCGGCGCTCATGATGACGCTGCACGCGAGGGCCCGTTCGAGGGTGCGGACGCGTCGGGCGCGCAGCATGGCGATCGTCGATGCGTCGAGCGCGATGGTGATCGGACGGCGACGCTTGGTGCGGTTCCGGCCGCGTTCCTCCCACTCGCCGCCGGGGCCGGTCTCGACGATCGCGCGGGCGAGGGTGACCTGGCCGGTGTCGAGGTCGATGTCGGTCCAGCGGACCGCGCAGAGGGCACCGCGGCGGGCGCCGGTGGCGATCTCGAGGTGGACGACGTCGGCGAAGTCGCGGTCGCGGTCGCGGACGTCGGCCAGGAGGTGGAGGAGCCGGTCGGCGTCGGGTGGGGTGACCTCGTCGTCGGGGACGGCCGGTCGGGTCGCGATCTCGGCGGGGTTGTCGTCGATCCAGCGCCACCGTCGGGCTTGTTCGCAGGCGGCGTGGATGATGCGGTGGACGCCGAGGACGGTGTTCGCAGCGAGGGGGACCCGGACGTCGCGTCCGTCGCGTCGGCGGGTGCCGCCGCGGGCGGAGAGCTCGCGGTAGAGGTGGTCGAGGCGTTCGGTGGTGAGCTTCGCGAGTGGGAGGTCGTCGAGGGCCGGGAGGATGTAGAGGCGGATCTTGGATTCGTAGCCGGTGGCGGTCGACGGGGAGAGGTTCGGGGCGTTGTGGTCGTACCAGGCTCGGATGAGCTGGCCGACGGTGCGGCGCGCGGTGGGGGCTTGGCGTTGGGCGATGAGCTCGGCGCAGGCGTGTTCGGCTTGGCGTCGGGTGCCGTGGATGGTCTTGGAGGTGACGCGGCGTCGGCCGGTGATGGGGTCGGGTCCGATGTCGATGCGGATCCGCCAGACGCCGTCGCCGCGGGCCTCGATGTGGCCTCTCACGGGAGGGTGCGACCCGGGACGGGGGCGGGCGTGACCTGGTCGACGAGCTTCGACGTGTCGTAGAAGCCGAGCCGGGGACCGGGGTCGTCGTCGGTGATGCCGGCGTGGTGTCGGAGAGTGAAGTTCCGGGCCCTCGCGGGCAATCGGAGTCGGCAGGAGCCCGGGTGCTCGAGCGGGAGTGGGCAGCCGGCGACGCGGAGGTCCCCGTTCCGGTCGCGGGCCTCGGCAGTCCACCTGGCGCACCCTGGCATGCGGGGGACCGTAGCCCCGGGGTGCGACACCGGGGCGGATGTTCGCGTGACCATTTCGTGACCAAGACGACCGCGCGCGGGCCGGAATCGTTGAGGCGGCGGCGGGAATCGAACCCGCGTCCAGGGTTTTGCAGGCCCAGGAGGTTGTCGCGGTGCGGGCAGGATCGTTGCTGTTGTTGGGTTTCGGGTCGGGGTCGGGGCCCGGTTGGGGGTTGGTGCGCGGTGTTTTGGTCGTGGTTTGTGACCAAGAATGTGACCAGGGCGCCGGGTACCCAGGACGCGAAGAAGCCCCCCGGCCCGAAGGCCGAGGGGCGTGCAGCAACGTCGTTCTCGGGGGCTCGGACGGGGTCAGCCGGGCGGACAGATCAGGACGAGGGGCGTGACCGTGCAGGGCCTGGTCGTCGACGTCGTCGACGGGGCAGGCTCCCGAGGCGGTGATGCCGGCGGCATCGGAGCCGACCCGGTGCCCGGCGGGTTCGAGCGCACGATCGTCGTGCCGCCCAGGCTGGCGATCTCGGCGTTCGCCGCGTCGAGGTTCGCGTTCAGCGCGGCGACCTGGGCGGCGAGGTCCTGCACCTGTCCGGCCAGGGTGTCGATTCGGGTGGCGTCGCGACGGTCGCGGACGTCGGCCGAGTCGGAGGTGCGGATCACGGCGACGATCGCGACGCCGCAGGTCAGCACCCAGACGAGGAAGGCGACGATGAGGATGCGCAGCGATGAGCTCATGATCCGGTCGCCAGGTTGAGGGCGAGCACGACGGCGGCGGTGGTCACCGAGATGAGCAGCCCGATGAGGACGTTCTTGATCGCCTTGAGCTCGTTTGCCATGTCGGCGAGGGACGAGTCGAACTGGTCCAAGTCGTCCTCGACGAGGGTGAGACGAACGCCTTGGGTGAAGCCCTTGCGGGCGACGGCGCGCGGCGTCATGGGACCACGAGGAAGTTCTCGGTGTACCAGGCGCGCGTCTCCCCTTCCCTGCCGTCCACGATGGGGGTCTCCTCGCCGGTGATCTGCCAGGTCGACGGGCCGCGCTTCGCGACGTCGGCGGCGACGGCGGGCGGGACGTTGTTCTCGTAGCGGAAGGTCTCGCAGCCTGGCTGGCGGATGTCGGTGCCGCGGCCGACCTTGATGGTGTGGCCTGGGGGTTCGACGCGTCGCCACTCCGACTGGCCGCGGATCGTCACGGGGTGGTTGGTGTCGTTGCACTTCGTCGCGTTGATCTTCACGACGCCGGTCACGTTGGTGTAGGCCTCGCCGGTCGCGAAGCGGGGTTGGTCGTCGGCGACACGTTGCACCGGGTACACGCCGAGCGGGTTCGGCTTCGCGGGTTGGGCGACGAGCTGCCAGACGACGACACCGACGAGGATCACCACTGACGTGAAGAACAGGCCGGCGGCGATGAGGAGTCGACGGGATCCGTTCCCCCAGGCTTGGTGCAGCCATTCGGGGGGCATCAGAAGCGGAAGCCGTCGCGGGGTGGGCGGTGTCGGTGGATCAGCACCTCGACGATGCCGGCGGTGGCGTAGATGCCGAGCACGACGAGCTCGAAGCCGCGCGCCGCGCTGTGACGGACTCGGGTGGCAGCCTGGCGGATCATGAGGTCTGGACCTGTCCGAGCGCGGCGACCATCGTGCGCCGCGACTGCGGCCCGACGATCCCGTCGGCGGCGATGCCGAGGAACCGTTGGAACGCGACGGTCTTGGCGCGGGTCTGCGGACCGAAGTGCCCGTCGGTCGCGAGGTTCGCCCCGGAGGCGAGGTTGAGGGCGTGCTGCCACGACGTGACCTCGTGCCCGCGGGAGCCGAGCCGCAGGGTCGGACCGTGGGCGACCTCGGCACCGTAGACACCGGCGAGCCAGCGGCGGAGCGCCCGCCAGTCCGGGGCCGGTCCGGGAGCCGGTGCGGGGGCGGGGATCGGCGCGCCGTAGGACCATGCGTCGGCCCAGCGGTCGATCACGTCGCCGGGGCACATCGTCGCCACCACGTCGCGGTGCCCGCTGCCCGGACGGGCAGGGGCGCCGCCGAACAGGTGCGCCCCGGTGAACGACGCGTTGAGCGCGTCGAAGAGGTCGGGCATCTGCGCGATCGGGTCACCGAGCCCGACGAGGGCACAGACCGCGTAGCGATGCGTGTTCGCGTGGGTGGTGCCGGAGGCGCCGTTCGCGACCCCGTACCCGCGGCCCTCGAAGATCCAGCCGTGCGGGCAGGGGATCTCGTTGTACGCGATGTCCGAGTAGTTGTTGTTCATGTGGTAGTTCTGGATCACGCGCACCTTCTGCGCGCAGGTGTCGTGCCCGGCCCACCACAGGTCACCCCACAGGCGGGGGCCTTCCCAGTGGCCGACCGTGATCCCGACGGGTGAGAGCATCGGCGAACGCGACCGCGCTGGACGAGCCCCCCACTGGTCGCGGCGGATGGTGCCTCGGTACGGCATCAGGCACCCGCCTCGTCGAGGGCTACGCGCAGCCCTTCCCGGTACGCGTCCTCCCCGCCGAACGCGTCAGCGAGGGGGCGGGCGTCGTCGTCGGGGTACGGGTCGCTGACCGGTTCGAGGGTGTCGGGGTCGATCGCGGGGACGCCGCTCACGACTTGTTCGGCGCCTGGTACACGCCGGCGGTCACCGCTGCGACGGTCGCGAGCGCGATCCATTCGGAGGCGGTGATGCCCGCTGCGGGGGATGCGACGACGGCGGTGGCCCATCCGATGAGGCCGGTGATGCCGGCGGTGATCGACTTGCGGTACTTGGTCATCGGGGTCTCCCTTGTTGTGTCTGCGCGCGCGGCGGCGCATGATGTGGAGATGAAGAACGTCAGAGCAGGGCTGATCGGGACAGCACTGGTGGTCGCGGGTGTGGCGGCGGCAACGAACGTCGGTGGCCTCATCGACGATGCGCCCAGACCAACGATCGAAGAGCCGACCACCAGCACGTCGATCGCAGCGACAACCTCCACGACCGGGATGGGCGATCGGATCATTCCTCCAGGAACACCGACACCGACACGCACCGCGGATGATCCAGCACCGGCGCCGCCTGCTTTGCCTGCGCCCGACTCACCCGACCCCACCCCGGCGCCACCATCACCCGCACCGCCCGCGCCGACGCAGCCATCGTCGACGACCTCGACGACGTCGTGCTGCCCACACGGGTTCTAGTTGCCGAACGCTGGTGCGATCCCCGTACAGAACACGAAGTCTCCCGCCGCCCAGGCGAACGGGTACACCTTCGTCAACGCGCCCGAGCCGCCGCCCGCACCAACATCGGGCGCCCACATCGACAGCGCAACACCCGACGGCGACCCGGCGGACGTGAAGATCTCGCACACCGTCACGCCGTGCACGAACGGCGCAACCTGCTGAGAAGAGATCCCGGTTCCCATGCTGATCGGAGGAACCGCGTCGCCCTGGCCGAGAAGCTGGGCCGGCATCTCGAAGAACCATTGTCCCCCCGCGAACACGGTGGTGGAACCGGGGACGATCAGAATGATGTAGACCGAGTAGCCGGCTTCACGCCGCGCGTAGAGCCGGGCGAACGCATTGCCGACCGTGACGGGCGTCGCCCAACTGTTCTCAACCCACGCGAGGTCCGTCCCGAAGTCGTAGTAACGCCACGGTGTCTCGACGCCACTCATAGGGTGACCATCGGGCCGGCTTCGGGAGCATCCACTTCGACGGTGGGAGCGGGCGCGTAGATCGCTTCGACCAGCGAGGGCACGTCGGTCTTGCAGAGCCTCGCTAGCCGATCGAGGATGTCGGCGCGGCGGTCCTGCTTGACCATCTCGGCCTTCTCTGCTGCTTCTACGCGAGCCGGGTCGGGACGAGGGATCTTCCCGCGGTCGGCCTCCGGAACGAGACGCAACAACGCCTCAAACGCTGCATCGGCTTGCCTCGCCGCGGGCCCCGACATGGCTGTCAGACCGTCGTCGCCAGGGCGAGGACCGTCAACCGCGTCCCCGCCTTCCAGCCCGTCCCGATCGCGTTGAAGTCAGCGATAAACGAGGTGATCGCCTCCGTGGAACGCCACGTAACCGAATGGAGCTGCGAATACGTCTGCGCCGCGGTCCCCGCGGGATTACCCGTGCGGACCTGCATCGTCTTATAGAACGTGGTCCCCCGATAGTTGAGGATCTCCCAGATCGCATGGCCCGCGTAACTCGCGGTCGCGGATGCGCCAGGGAGGATGCCCCCCTCGCAAGTCGTGGCCCCAATTGTCGAGTACCCCGAAGGCGTCGCGTTGATGTTGCGAAGAACCGCCGTGTTGTAGTTCGCGCCCGAGTCACCGTTGAACCGCACGGTCACGCCGCCGCTGGTTACGGCCGCGTTGCCGCGTCCCGTCAACATGACCTGAAGGTGATCGAACGTTGACGGAACAGCGATCGACCCGAACGTTGTGTCAGAACCCAACGTCTGGTCGTAGACCACCCGCCACCCGTTGCTGTACAGGTAGGAGAGGTTGTCCCGCATCTGCGCGTTCATCAGCGCCGCTGTGACAACCTCACCATCGACCCAGGTTCGCGGCGTCGTCCAGGCCATCAGCCCGCCCCAGACAGGTGATGCGCCATCAGCGCGTTTTCACGCTCCAGGGTCTGCACGGTCTCACCCGGCAAGAAGTTCTGATTCTCCACCGGGCGCGGCTCGAGCAACGCGACCACAGCATCCAGGAAGGGGGGATAGTGCAACCGGTAGCGGCGACCACACGTCAGACACACCCCGTGTGACCCGAAGGCCGGATCCGGAGCCGCGATCCCACCCCGACACCTGCAATCGGCGACGAGACGGCCCCCGGACACGTAGACCTCGATCGACTCGTCGACCTCGATAACCTCCACTTCGCGAGTTCGACATTCCCGCGCACAATGCGCGTCGTACGCCGCCTGCGAGTGCAACGGCGCACGAAACATCTGCGATGCATGCAGCAACATCCGCGCGCCCTCCCAACAGACCGAACCGAAACCAGGCGCGTCGAACGACGCACCCACCGACCGAGTTGCTCCACGACGACGCCCGGGCTCAGTAGCCGGCGAGCTTCCCCGTCCCCAACTTCCCCAACGTCGCGTGCCCCAAAATCATGAACCCCGACAGCCGCTCAGCATCCGAGAGCCAGAACGTCGCCTGCCACCAATGCGGCGCCCGATGCTCGACCTCGATCCCCTCGACGAAGCAGTCCCGCTCCACCACGCTCGCCAACCCACGCGGCCGGTGCTTCACCGTCACCCGATCGCCGATGTCGCGCGCCAGGACCTCGCCAATCTGCGCGTCTGTCACGACCGGCTGGAACTTCGCCCAGTCGAACCGCTGATCGGCGTCCTTGTTCAGGTACAGCCGCCACTGCGCCATCGCCAACGCCTCGGCGTCGGTCTCCATCAACAGATCGGTCCGCCGGTGATCACGATCCAGATACCGGGCCTGCGACGTCTCATCCGATGCCACCTGCGCGGTGCCGCCCGTCCGGGCGATCGACACGGTGTTCTCGACGAGCTCGTCGTTGAAGCGCGGATCGATGTCGGAGAACGGGATTTCCCCTGACCCGTTGCCCCACGTCGCCTGCGACTCGATCGACCGGGTCGCCTCGAGACGGGAGTGCCGCCCGCGGAACTCGGCCTTCCCGGTGTTGCCTTCGCGCAGTTCGCCGAGCTCAGTGTCGGCCGTCAGGATCGCCTCGGTCGCGACGTTCTGCGACAGCGTCGTTGGCTGCACGGTCGTCTCACCGGCATCGAAGTCACGGTCGCCGGCGGGGATCCCCGCGTGGTCGAACAGGCGGTGCATGCGCGCCCCGGAGAGCTCACCGCCACCCGCGGCGGGTGACTCGGCGCGGTCGATCCTGGCGAGGACCTTCGACAGGCCCGAGGCGTGCAGGACGCAGATCGGCCCGAACGGGTTCTCGTAGTCCTGATGCCAGTCGTCGCTGTACCCGGCCACGAGCGGGTAGTTGCTGCTACCCAGCGCCGCGGTGATGCGGAAGCGCTTCATCGGCTGCAGCTGGGTGACCCCGGCTTGGACGTAGGTGCCGCTCAGGTTGTTGGGGTCGAGGTCGCCGTCGAAGTTCTTGAAGCGGGCGGTGATGGTGGTCCGCTCGAAGGGGGCGAAGCGGCGCTTGCGGCCCCGGAAGTACGTGAAGCCCAGCAGGCGGCTCGAGAGGTTGGTCCAGATGCCGCCGTCGGGGCCGAGGCGGCCGGTGCCGAGGACGCCGCGGGTGGCGTCGCCGAGGACGAGGTAGTCGCCGGAGGGGTCGACGCCAAGCGCGGCCTCGGCGGTGACGGTCGGCCAGGTGGGCACGTCAGTTGTCCCACGGGTTGGGGGGCCGGTTGCGGCGGACGTAGTCGTCGAAGGCGGCCCATACGGCCGCCTGGTACTCGCCGGGGTGGGCGAGGCCACCGGGGGTGATCTCGAACGTGGGGGCGAGTACGAGGGTGCCGGTGCCGCCTGATGCCGCCGGCATCACGGGCGACACCCCGGCGCCGGGCTCAAGAGCCGGTGGGGTGGTGCCGTGCGGGTAGATGTAGCCGGAGGTGTCGGAGACGAACCACTCCTCGCCTTCCTCACCGACCTTGTACATCTGGCCGGCCTCGATCGGGCCGCCCTTCGCGCGTACACCACCGAACCCGAGGTAGTTGCCATAGGCCTCCGCGGTGACCACGACCCGAGCGCCGGACGAGAGGCCGTTCAAGATCCCCTTGAGGCGCAGCAGCTTCGCTTCCGCCGCCGCCGTGTCGGCGTCGACGCCCGCGACCGTGTTCGGCGGCAGCGACGCCAACGACGTCTTCAGGTTCTCCACCAGCCAGCGCTGGATGTCGGCGGTGGTGTGGATGTCGGTGCGGGCCGCCTCGGGGATCCCGAGCAGCTCCGACACGTAGGAGACGATCTCGGCCTCGGACATGTTCGCCGCACGGCCGGCTTCGGCGAGGCTCTCGACGTGCTGACCGAGGATCATGTTGGCGCCGGCGATGCTGTTCGTCTCTTCGATCGACGCCTCCGCGAACCGGATCGCGTCGTTCGTCGCCCCGATCAGCGCCTGCCGGTTCTTGCGGCCCGCCTCGGTGTTGATGTCCATCGCCCCCGACGACGCGATCATCTCCGCCCGCGCCGACGCGAGGCTGTCCAGCCACCGGACCTGCGCCTCACTCGACGCGAGGTGCCCGCCGATCAGCGTGTCGATCGCCGAGGTGAACAGGTCCACCGCCGACGCGGCGTCGCCGGCTTCGCCGCCCGCCTGGGCGAACGCATCCGCGAGCTCCTGGTTGCGAGCCCGGGCCTCCTCGGCCTTCGCCGCCCCCTTGCCGTACGCCTGGGTGCCCCGATCGAGGTCGGCCTCGAGCTTCGCGATCACCTCGGGGGCGAGGAGCGGCTTGCCGCCCTCGTCCTGCATCCGCCGCAGACCGGCGAGGACCTTCTCCGCATCCGCGGGAGACGTCGCGGCCAGCATCGAGAAGTCCGACCGGAGGTTCTTCACCGCCTCACGCTGCTTGTCCGACGCCTGCTCCGCAGCGACCGAACCCTCGGCCCACTGGTTGAACGTCGTCGCCGACGTGTCGACCGCCTTGGTCAACGCGTCGATGTCGATGCGGGCGTCGACGAACATCTTCGACGCCTTCTGCTGGTTGAGGGTGCCGAGCGCGGCCGTCAGCTCCTCGACCTCGCGGCGGGCCTCCGCGGCCTCGTTGCCGAACAGGCCGAGCTCGCCGGCGATGCCGCCCAGCACCGCGCCGATCGCCGCACCAGGGAGCCCCGCGACGAGCGCCCCCGATAGGGCTCCCGCGGCGGCGCCCGCCAGCGTGAAGTCGTTCGTGAGCTGGCCGAGCATCGGCCCGACGCTGAACAGCACGCCGAGCGCCGCGGCGCCACGCGCGACCTTGCCCAGGTTCTCGGCCGCGAACTCGCCGCCCGCGCCGAGCCCTTCGAGCGCCGCCTTCGTCTCACGCCACTTCGGCGCGATCGTCCCGAACGCCCCCACCCCCAACAAGGTCGCCCCGGTGAGCGCGGTCATCACGGTGATGCCGGTCTGCACCGGGCCCGGCAGGTTCGAGAACGCGTTCACCGCGCTCGTCGCACCCTGCGTCATCAGCCGCAGGCCGCTGGTGGCGCCCTGGGTGCCGGTGATGAACGCCGTCTCCAACGACCCCGAAAGCTCCTCGATGTCGCCGGCCAGGTTGTCCATCTGGATCCCGGCCATCCGCTGGGCCGCACCCTGATCGTCGACCGCCCGCACGTACTCACGGACGCCCTTCGCCCCCGCGTCGTACAGGACCCCGGCGGCGCGCACGGCGTCGGACCCGAAGATCGTGGCCATCGCGGCGTTGCGCTGCTCCGGCGTGAG